CGAGTAGTCGGGATGCCGTTTAGACAACGTATGGATAGCCGTAGGGCCGTCTTCGCACCGCACCGCAATAGACAACGCACCACGCCACAACGGTTCTTCTAGTGTATCTGCGTTCTCGATGGCGTGTTTGATCTGCGCACAGCCGTTACCGTTAATGCTACGGATAGCAATACGCTTGAACGAACACTTGGGGTAGTCGCCCCCACCAATATCTTTAGACGTCTCGTCCATGCCAAACTGTTTGGCAGCACTCAAGTCCATCGCAGGCGCAGGTAACGGCTCAATAAACTCAGCAAGGGATACAGGCGTACCCATCGCAATAATTTGTACAGGTCTCGAAGTTGCGTTCTTAAAGTTATGGGTGCCGGGTATGCGCAGGATGCGAGCAGCATCCGCAGTTACGGCAGGATCAGCAAATAGTTTCTTTTGAGCGCACAAGCGCTTCAGTGATTTTGCGTGTCGTATCCACTCGGATACGGGCACGTCTTCGGTCAAAGGCCAATAGACATGGAGACCACCACCTGAGTTAACAAGCGTTGGACTTGGGAGCGTTGTGTCAGCAACAAATATGGATAGGGCTTGAGCCGCAGCAGCTTGGTCAGCGTAGGGCTTACCAGTACCACAATCTAAGTCTAGAAAAAACGACCGCAGAAAGATGGCATTGTCCACCTTGCGACCTGAGTCATCTTCAAATGTGGCAAGCGCAAAATACGCATCCACGCCTTGAGAATCCATACCTGAGCCGACTGCCTCCACGTCTTCAATCGTCGCTTGAAACGATTGCTTGACGGCATTTGCCCGAATACCCACAGTGCAATACATGCCCTGCGTAGGTAAAACGGATTTGAGAAAGTCAGTCACAGAACCTCACTGGGTTGAGGAGAAAAAATAGGGGCAACAGTGCTACCTGTTACCCCCGAGGGTTACTTACGTTTTGAAAGACGTGCAATAACTTTAGGCATTGCTGCCTGATGACGAGCGCGTGGCACCGATCTACCAGTCAGCCAGTTGTACACACTCGCACGAGTCACGCCAAACATCAGCGCTATCTCGGTAATTGGTGTACCTTTGTTGATGCAAACGTCAGCCAACTGCATAACAATCGGCCTCTGGTCTGCATCTTCAACTTTCTGAATGAAGAGGGTGTCATGCCCCCGTGGTCTATTACGCATCTTCGTCAGTAGCCCAGTCACTCAAGATGTCAGATACGTTTTTTGCTGCTGCAGGAGCCTCGGGCTTTGCTTTAGTGGAAGCACGTTTCACTGGCTCAGCCACTTCTTCCGCTTTCTCGACGGCAGTAGGGGCTTCCTTGAACGACTGTGGTAACGCAGGCATACCTTCAGCTTTAGATGGAACCATCTTCAACTCAATAGCTTGACGAGCGTCTTCTGTTTGGCTCTGTGCTTTACCCAGTTCCCACTCTTCTTTCGACAAGGGGCGTACAGCACGGAACTTCAACACGGGCACTGCTTCGGCTGTGTCGAAGCGAGCTTCGGTCACAATGCCTGTAATCGGGATACCATGTCCTGACAAGAACTTACCAAACGCTTGCAGTGGCATCTTCTCACCTTCAGCACGACCAAAGTATGACTTGGCAGGGACTGACAGGCGGTAGATGTTGCCACCAATGTCATTTTCCAAAGCCACAGCCAAACGCTTGCTGTAACGGCAGGCACGAGCCTTACCATCGCCAGAGCCTTCGATGTTCTGTGGGCAGGTAGCGCACGTCTTGGCTTGTGGGTTAGCCACTTCTTCGTTGGGCACTACGCCTTCAGCAGACCAGCAGGCAGGCTTGATGTCCTTGCCTTCTTCGTATTTGTCTGCATAGAACGTGCGGGTCACACCTTTGCCAGATGCAATCACCACAAAGTTCATGGCGCGTTCTTCGTTCTTGGCGACTTCTTCACCGCCTACGACCATACGCCACACACCGCCCTTGATAGAAATTTGCTTACCGCCAGAGCTACCTGCAATGTCACGGGTAGTAGCGTCAGAAGCCTCACGTAAATAGTCAGGGATAACGGAACCGGATTTGAAAAGTGTCATGTTACTCATTTTGATTTCCTATTGGGAAGTTACTTGGATGAACGGCGAACCGTGATCGAGTATTTCGACTCGACGTTTACACCCGCAGGCAGAAGCCCGGGGTTGTCATTAAGGAACTCCTTGAATATCCCTTGCGAGATACGGCGTTCCAAAATCTGGGGGACATCATGCTCTTTGATGAACTTGTACATACTGTCCCAATCGCTGGTCCAGTAGCGTGATTTGACGGAACGTGTGAACGAACCGTATTGTGTTTTGCCACCGTCTTGTCCAGTAGCTTTGCAGATTTCTAGAAGCTCATGCTCGACGGCATCCAACTGCTGATCGAGGTCAGCAATCTCGGCTTCCATCTGTCTTTCTTTTGCGTACTTAGCGTCACGTATTTTGATATACACCTTGACTAACTGATTTGCATCCATATACGACCTTTGATTTACGTTGAACAAATTGGTGGAGGTACTAACCGCTCGTCCGCAAGCTTTAGAGCTTTTGACGGCTTTCCCCCCGTTTTTAGAAATTATACACTGTAAAATTTACGTGTCAAGCTCTTGTTTGTATAAATCCACCAAACTTAGATGTAAATCTATTTTATTTTGTAGCATGGTGTACATACGGCGCTCGACCGGACTGCCTTGCAAGTGGGTAACTGTAACTTTATTTGTTTGCCCTGCACGGTGTGCCCGCGAGTTAGCTTGCAAATAGATTTCTGTAGACGCTACTGGACCCCACCAGACAACTTGATCGGCACGAGTTAGCGTGATGCCGTGTGCAGTAGCCTGCGGTACTAAGAGGAGTATGCGTGGGTCATCTTCTGTTTGGAATTGTTTGATGATGTCTGCTCGTCGTGTAGACGCAACACCGCCATGAATTGTCTGCACTGTGTATCCTTCTTTGAGCAGAGCATTTTCAACCATTTGAAGCGTGTGTCTATATGGGATAAACACTAATATCTTATGGTCAGTTTCTTCGATCACATTGATAAGTTCACTCATACGATTGGCTACATCAAACTCAACAACGCCACCGTCATCGGTATATACCGCACCTTGCGCAACTTGCAAAAGTTTGTTAAGCATTGCTGCTGCATTTACCGCTGTGATTTCCGAGCCTGCTGCGACAGTCATCATTTGTTTTTTGAGCGCGTCATAGTACTTGGTCTGCTGAGCCGTCAACGGAACTTCACGAGTCGAGTACAACAAGTCAGGTAAGTCCAAGCACTCAAGCTTTGTATATCTGATAGCCGGTTGCAATACTTGATGAACGATTTGTTGTGCATCTTGCCGTGGAACCCACTTGTACTGCGTAAGCTTGAGCATCACCTTGTCACGGAACGCACCAAAGAATCTAGGCACCGCATCAGGTGCCACAAGCTTAGCCAATCCGTATGCGTCAAGAGGTGACTGCGATGCAGGCGTACCTGTCATCATCCACAAGCGTGTAGTTGGTTTAATCAGCGTAGCAAGGCACTTCCACCGGTCGGTTGACACACTCTTAACTGCGTTAGCCTCGTCCACAATGATGAGATCAAACCCACCCGCTTCTAGCTCTTTGTTAACAACCTTCACACCATCAAAGTTAATAATTACAAATTCGTAATCTCCCGCAATAATCTTTTGTCTTTGTGTGCGTGAGCCTTGCGCAATAGCCACTGTGCGGTGCATGACAGTCTTAAACAAATCAGATCGCCATGCAGTGTCCATGATAGACACTGGGCACACAACAAGCACACGTTTGACTTTGCCTTGTGTCATTAGATAATCAGCAGCCCATGCTGCAGCACTTGTTTTACCTGTGCCTGCTTCGTTAAATACAAAGCAACGTGGATGGAGTGTGAGGAACTCTGCAGTAGTACGCTGATGATCGAACGGCGTAAACATTCCGGGCCACTGGTAGCGTCCCAAAATGGGACTAGGCACATCACGTATACCTAGATTGCGTAGCAGTTGCACTTCGTCAAAACCCCAGTTAACAATGACTTGATCAACGTCTCCGTTGTTCTCAAGCACCTTGCTTTTAGGAATGATAGAAGTGATTTGATTTGCTTTACGTGTGTTAAACACCAACGCTTTGTTGTCAATGATTTGCATATAAATTTGAATAGAGGTGACAAAAATAGCCCAGTAGCACTGCTACTGGGCAAACCCATTACTGGGAAGGAGAATCCAACGAAACAACTCAGCAACTGCAGGCACCGAGTGGTTTTATCTTACATTATTTTTTACGCTCTCGCTTGGAAATTTGTGACTTTAACGTACCAGTTTTGGTACGGGAAAAGCTAGTGTTTTCAGACTGCGGTGAGGCACGGAGATTGCTTAGTTTAGACGTACCGCCCTTGGACATAGCCTTTTTGTGGTCTACATCTACATCGGGTGGTAGGTCGCCATGCGCTTTCTCGTATGCTCGTCTAGCTTTGTGCCTCTCGGACTGGGCAGCCAACTGTTTAGGCGTACCCTGATACCGTTCGTATTCTTGCTTATAGTTTCGTTTAGTGGCCATTGTGATTCTCACAAGTAGTAACTGGGCAGAACTTACATAGCGGAGAGCTTTTGGGATTCCACACCCCATGCACTACCGCTGCTTCGATTGCACTAGCCCTGCCAGCCCATTTAGACAGGATTTCGGGCAACTGTGCCCGAGTGTACTCAGACTTAATTACATCACCAACTACAACGAACAACAATGCCCCTTTAACGGTGTTTACGTTGGGATGGTGAATCATCACCATAGCTGCCATTAGTTCTAACTGAGCGCTGTCCGCATATCGGCTTGACTTGCCGGTCTTGTAGTCGGCTACTCTTGCAACGCCGTTGTTGTGGTTGATTGCAAGATAGTCTGGTATACCTCGAAACCATACATCTTTGTCAAAGAATCCACAGGGGGTAAAGTCTGCTCGGATGCCGAGCTTCTCTTCGCATCGTACGTCGCCCTTGAAATTGGCGAGGGGTTCCACGAATGGTTTGTAGTGCGCATAACTTGCTGGAAGTGGTGTTTTATCACGGATGTAATCTTCAAATGCTTTGTGTACGGCAGTGCCGTACATGGTTGCTTCAGTGTCTTTAGATTTAAACTTTTTTAGTATCTTGACTTCGTGGTATCTGCGTGGACAACCTTCGTAGTCTTTGATGCCTGAGTAGGAATGGGATAGCGTCATGGAAAGAACTGGGTTTGTTTTTGCAAGCCCTAGTGTACCAATCAACAGTCCCCATAGGAAGCCCCTACGCCTGATTCGCAGGCTAACGGCAGAGTTTGTGCCCACTTTGGTCGCCATGACATACACTCCTCAACGTATTGTTTTGCTTCATCTTTTTCCTCAATCGGTGCAATGCAAGCCACGGCATCGTGAACTGTCAACACCACCTTATACTTCTTGCCGATTTTGAGCATCTGCTCCGCAACGACCTGCCTTGCTACGGCTTGACACAGGTTCTCGACTACCTTTCCGCCATAGATATACACGGGTATTCCCTTAGAGAAATAGCGTAGCTGAGTCTTGCCGGTCTTTTCATCCAACACCTCACCCAAGCCGGGGTACTGGATATGTAGCCCACTAGGTAGGGTTAACCCGCTTTTGGGTACGGCTCTAATCAAGCCCTGCTCGTCTACTTGGAAGCCATTGCCGGTACGCAACGCAATCAACGCTTCGTCGGCTTTGTGCCACAACTCGGGTATCTTGTAGTACGTTGTCCTGTATGCGTGGATAATGCGTTTTGCCTCGTCAAGCGTCACCTCGACACCGGCTTGTACCTTTAAGAATATCTGTAACTTGTTTGGTCCAACGCCATAGCCTGCACCAAGCACCACGGTCTTACCCACCTGACGCTGACTGGCAGGGCCGGTCGTCACATGCTCGGGCGGTATCTGGTAAATCTGACTAGCCATGAGGCGGTAAACGTCCTGCTTATTTTCAAACGCTTGCACCAAGTCATGCTGACCTGCCAACCAAGCCAAGGTACGTGCCTCGATCTGCGCTGAGTCGCAGTCAATCACAACGTGCCCTGCGGGGGCTTTGATAGCCTTCTTTATCTTGCCTGCGTTCGTTCCGCGTGACGGTAAGTTCTGCAGGTTTACAGAATCTTGCCCAGACCATCGACCAGAGTGGGCACCATAATAACGCAAAGGTACAGGAAACTTGCCTCGAGTAGACATACCAATAAAGCGCTCAGTGCGAGTTTCCTCAATTGTCGTCTTATTTCCAAGTCGGGCTGCGACAAGCATTTGGACTCGTTCATCAGGATGCTCCTCTAAAGATTTAAATTCTTCGTCTGTTTTTGCAAATGCCCACGCTACCTTACCAGTGCGCAGGCTTACCTTTGTGGGCGGTACAACGCCGTAGTTCTCGAGTACCTTGGAGAACTTGTCATTAGACATGAGTAGCTTCTTGATGCCATCCATGCCCTCGCTAAAGATAGCGTGTACGTATTCGGGATCAGCGTCTTTCAGCATGAAGTCCCGCACAGATTCCATCAGGGCTTCTTTGGCATCCCTCACGGCTTCTAAATGGTCAACCAATAACTTCTTGTCTAACTCAAGCACAGGCTCAATGAACATACGCAGAGTCATGTCCATCAGTTTCAATTCTTGTTTAGGGAAACCCATCGCCATGTACGCATTGAATAGCTTGTAGGTCAACTCGGTGTCGTTGATGCAGTACAAAGCGTAGCGTGACAGTTCCTCGGTAGAAAAGTCAACGTAATGCTTGCCCTTGGCTTGTAGCACCTCATCGCCCTTGGCTCCGATACCCATGCGTTCAGCTTGCTTGGCTAAGCCATGTGCCTTCTCATGCGGAAACAAAGCCCGTGACATACCAAGCGTGTCGAACCAAGCCATAGGCTTTACGCCATACAGCCAGTCAAGTACCGCACCATCGAACGCAGTGTTCTGTGCAACTACCATCGCAT